CTGCCGCACAAGCTGTCTTTAACAGGCGTGCAAAATATGGTGGGAATATGGCAGGTTCTGGGCGGAATTGGTAATCAATCCAAACTGCTTCGTAATTAGTATAAAAACCACCAGAGTAAATTTCAAAATCTCTTACAGAGTTGCCGCCTACTGCGCTCACGTTAAATGCTGCTTTTGGGTTACCAAGAATATCACCCGGCAACGCATATTTGTATTTCCATTCATTGATAGGTATATCAACCAGACGCGATAGCTTTACTTTTTTTATTGACCAGCTATATGCATACTGCATCAGCAATGTATCGCGCACGTCGTCGTAAAGGCGGTCGGCAACCTGTGCTTCGTCAGTACCATCACTAAAGCTAGATAAAGTTTGAGCGCCCAACATAATGAGCGCGTCGTTACAGATAGATAGTTTGGTATCGCCAGTTGCCATCTGCGTCTCCTAGAAAAGAAAACTGGGGCAACCGAAGCTGCCCCAATTAGGATTAGTCACTGTCAGTGTTAGCTAATGTTGTGCCGTCGTTAACGTCAACAACGCCAGCCGCATTAGATAAAACATAGACTAATGTTGCTACTGCTGTACTACCAGTTGATGTTACGCAGTAGATTAAGTCACCGACTACTAATGTATCAGATAGGTCATTGAAATAACCCTCTGTGTTTACATCAGCAATTGCATCGGTTGATGTGTATGAATAAATGCTAGGTGCGTTGCCTTTCTTAGCAGCGCCAATAACATTAAATCCAGCTAGTGATAAAGCCATTGTTAAGTCTCCTTCTATTCTGTGCTAGAGATTTTTACAATGCCTTCGTCATCGATGGCGATAGCGCCAGCGCTGAACATAGAAGACACAAGGAAGGAGGTCTTCTCAGCTATGTAGTTGATTTCTGAACGCTGGTTCATGCCAATGCCCATACCAATTGCGTCGCGGTGGAATGCAAAGCTAGTTCTGGTTGATGGCAATGGTAAACCGCCCTCGTCTCTGTCGCCTATAGAGATGAATTTGAAACCTAAGAAGGTATCAATTTCGCCTTGTACTAGAGCCTTAACAGAAGCGAAGTCTGAGCTTGTTAGCTCTTGCTCGTCCAACAAAGATGCTAAACCATTAGCGTGAATAATCATACAACGACCTTCAGATGGGACGTTCTTTGTATCCAGTGCTTTTTTAGCTGCAAGCAACTTAGCTAGGTTTAGGTTAGTACCTGCGCCACCGATTGAGGTAGCAACGGTTGATGGTGATGATGCAGCATTTAATGCGTCAATCACTAGTTGGTCCATACGTCTGCCTATAGAAGCTCCAACTACAGAGACTAGTTCTCTTCTCTCGTCGAAATTGACCTTCTGTTGGTTAAAGATGTCTGAATATTCAGCAGCAATGAAGTCTGTCATGGTTGCTGTTACTTGTGAGTAAGTCACGTTCAGAGGTGTTACGTCTGTCTGTGGTACTCTTACTGTTGCTGTTCCCTTACCAATTTTTGGGAACTTAACTTGGTTGCCTTCTACGTTTGTTCTCTCACGAGTTACGCCAGCAAGAGCGCGAGCGCCCTGATATGCCTGTTTAACTTCCGCATCGAACAGTTGTACAAAGGCGTTTGAAATGCCAATAGCCATCTCGTACTCCTTAAAAAAGTTACTGTTTAACAAAAATTCGCCACAGGTATCCAACATCGGGCTGCTGCTTGGGCATATACGTTACGCCCCCAAACGTGGTAACAGGCTCAAGTGAGGTATCTGTTAAAGTTAATATATATAAAAATAGCGCGGTATGCAACCGCGCTATCACTTAGATTGCAGAGTAGTCTTGCGTCCCATATATTTGGTCGAAATATTTTTCTACCTTTTTACGATATGCTGGGTCGTTATTATACTCAGGTTTGCCAACCATAGCTGTCAGCTCTTCCTTAGATGGCAAACCGTCTACTGGTCCAATATCTACAGGCACAGGCTTGTCGCCATAATAGCTACGCACCTTTTGCAATGCTCTAATGCCTTGGGCTGTTCCGCCCATGATTTTAAATTCTTCAAAATCACTTTCGGACCAAACGCCCTTACGCACTAGGCTCTGACCCCAATCAGTCATAGACTTGATAGTCAGGTCTGCATTTGGACCTAGCTTTTCGTATTCTTCTTTATAAGATACTTCAGCTTGTTCAGCATTAGCCCCAGACATTTCAATAAATTTTGATGCCATTTGCTCGAATGCGTCTTGAGATATACCATTTTCCTTTGCCCAATCTGTATAAGTTTTGAATAAAGGGTCGTCGTCCGAAATATTGTTTTCCTTAAACAAAGCTGTATCATAATTCTCAGGCGCTTTGTGTTTACCTTGGCTAAACTTTTTCTGCAATTCGTAATAAGACTTAGCCAAATTTTCGATATCAGGTCCATCATCGTTCCAAAACTTTTCTGGATACCACTCAGGACGCTCATATTCGATTTCCTCATCTTCTTTTGCGACTGTAACATCATCCAATGTTGTGTCGTCTTGTGGTTGTAAATGCGAAATAGTTTCTGGTTGCTGGTTATTCTCGCTCTCTTCTTCAAGAGATGCTTGAGCCATCAACCCTTCTTCTTCGTTCATCTATAAGCTCCTTGCTTTTTTTATTCTGCGCTCGATTTCTCGAACCAGTGAGTTTTGCCCTTCTCTTGCAAATCCATGTGAAGCATCTTCACCCGGATACCAAGTAGGCTGTTCTATCGTTAGTGACCGCAGGTGTGACAATAAATCTTGCCCATCGTCACTAGCGAATACCCGAAGATATAGTCTATCTATATCGTCCTGATTATCTTGATTAGTTGCACGAAATTCTGGCTCTACTGTGCGTAAGCCGTCCCATCCCTCTGTTGTCATGCTTGTGGTTCACCCTCTTGCGGCATCATGCCTTGCTGTTGCGCTGCCATCATTGCAGCTTGTTGTGCCTGTTCCATCATCTGTTGGCGTTGCTCTGGTGTTGTGCGTAAATCAGCAGGGATGCCTAACTTATCTGCAACATAATCAGATATGTTAGCAGTCTGTACTGACATTTGACCCTCTGGTCCAAGTGACGCAGACAGTTGCACCCATTGCATAATCTTTTCAATGTCGCCCATATTCTGAGCCTGTGCAATTGGTGATACTGGGGTTACCTTTACCTCTAGCCCATTTACGCGCAATGGCATTTCAATCATGCCGCGCTCATCCATAACATAAAGAATACGAGATATTAACGGTATCATGGTTTCTGTTATTAGACGACCGAAAGCACTGCCCAAATTCGTGGCAAGCTCCTGTATGCGTTGGGAGATTTCTGTGGCAGAACGAGCGCTCATGTTGTCTGGCGGTAACGTGTCGTCCAACATAATCTTTTTTACATTCATTCTTAAATCATTAATTACAATTTGCGACACGTTAAAATCGCCAGACCTTGGTAGCATACGCAAACTTTCACCCTGCGGTCCACCATTTCTTGCGACTGGGATGATAGCACCCGGTGCTATGCGTATGGTCTGTGGGTTTAGGACACCATCATCCGCAGCCGTATAAACGCCAGCAATGGAGAGACTGGCGTTCTTCAAGAGCAATTCTAATGTTTTGTTTAGCGTCTTAATATCAGGTATTGCAGTAACGAGCGGTCCACGACCATAAACCTCACCAGCTACCTTCATGTATCTAGCTACAATCCAAGGGCTAGATTTCATCTTACGTTGTAGTAATTCTGTTTTGCCCTCTTGCCAAATAACCTGATAGCTATACAGCCCCTCGTCTGGCATATAGCAAGTAGCCTCAAGCAGTTCAATCTCTTCGGTTGGCTTCTCGTCTATCATGCGTTGCAAACGCTCTGGTATTTCTGCGTCTGACCAGTGCTGTGATATAGCCTCGCCTTTTAATCTCATTTGGCGATATACGTTATCTACCTTACCATGTGCGCCCTCTTCAATTGCGACGAGATACTGTGGCACGGCTGTAAAGCGAATAGGCGTAATGTCGTCGCCCGGTTGTACGAGCATAACGGCAGTACCCACAGCTAGGTCTAGCAGAAACTCACCCATAGCTAGGTCAAAGTTTGTTTGACGTAATAGCGCAAACATTTTGTCTGCGTATATGTCTAGCACCGCCTGTGTTTCAATGCGGCGCTCTTCTGGTATATCGGAGCCGGGTTCTAACCGACACCACCTGCCGTATGGTGGGAACAAGCCAGACTGTATGCGGTTAGCAAATCTTTGCGTTGCGTTGATAGCGGTACTGTCAAACACACGAGCCATTTTATTTTGCCCCGGAGATCCGCCACCCTCGTAATAACCGTCATACAGGTTACGCTGGGGTAATGCGAACTCATAGCAATCTTCGTAAATCTGCCGCCAGTTATCCTTGCGTCTCTGCGCTAACTCATGGCGCTTAATTATTTGCTCTGGTGTCATCATGTTTTTTTATGCCTTTGTGCAAAATTACGAGCCGCTGATTCACTGCCAAAACCCCACGCCTTTAGTGCTAGTGCTTTGCGCGTTGGTTCACCCTTCTCGTTTTTCATTGGACCTTTCATGCCAGCAAACCTAGCTGCAAAAGATACACGCCTTGGGTTAGTGCCTTCTTTAACAGGTGCTTTTAAATTAGCACCCTCAGTCTTTTTAAAATGTTTGCGACCAGCCGCGTTTAATCCACCAGCCGCACTCTGAAATCTCTTAGCTACCACGAGCCGCCCTCATGTTGTCGATTAGGTTTGGATATGGGCGACCTGCCTTTGCAGCCGCACGCTGGGCAGAACGCTTTTGTTTTGTGCTGAGTGCTTTAGATTTACCAAGGCTCTTCGGACGCTTCTTATCCCACACCTCTTTTTTCTTTTTATTTTCCATAGCTTTTTTTCTTTGCCATTTTTGTCTTCATAGATGCGCCCTTCATCTTGCCACCAGTTTGACGTGCATATTCTTTTGCGGCAGACATACCTTTTTTAGAATAAGCGAATGTGCGTTTTTTACCGTCTTTAGATACTACTTCTGGCATTATGAAGCTCCTAATGTTGATGTGTTAGATAATAAACTACGGTTACCAAGTGGGCTTAGACCTAATTTTCTACGCCTTGCACGCTCCGCCTCAATCTCTTGGGCAAGCTCAGTGCGCTTTACTGTTGTTGGTGTTGGAGCTTCTGGCGTTGTGGGAGCAGCCGATAGCTGTTGCTCTAATGCAAGCAACCTTCTTTCGGTAGCAGATGGTCTGTCCTTACCTGTTTTAGCCATCATGCGTTGCATAATTTCAGAAGCATCGTAGCCAGTGAGCCTTTTTTGTGCATCACGAACACCAGTAACTCTGCCATCGTTCATAACCGCAGTTGTACCGCGTTTCTGTAATGCCCGTAATTGCGCTGAAACAATAGGTGACGTAATTTTTTTGTCTTTTTGCTGCTCTCTAATTCTTTTTGTAACTACTTTTCTTCCTTGTTTTTCGCGTAGATTGCTCTTCATTCTTTCAACGACAGCTCTATCTTTTTTTATTGGGGCTGAACCTCTTGGCATACTAAGCTCCTAATGTTTCTTTTGTAACGCCCTTTTCAGCATCGGGTCGCAATGGTGAAAGTAAGGTGCGGTAACCGCCCCTGCCTCTGGCACGCTGTCTAGCGGCTATAGCTGACATCTCGTCGCGCTCTTGCGCCTCTAACCGATCTTCTTGTTTCTTTTGTGCAGCAACAAGTGCTGGGTCAGGCTTTGGCATTGATGGTGGGGATGGTGATAAAAAACTCATTAATACAACCTTGCAAACATAGTGTGGTCAGATTTGTTAGGACCGTAACCTTTCAGCACGCCCTCTTGTTTGAATTGTAACGCATTTGCCCATCGAAGTGCAAGCACATTGGTATTGTCTACCGTTATCTGCAATCGATGTAATTTCATATCGATAGCAACCTGATTAAAATAACGCATAGCACCCCTAGTGAGCGATATCGGATTGCGCTCAACGTGATAGGTTGTGAGCATCCACGCCTCTGCTACGCCAGCCCAAAGGCTCGTAACGCCGAAACAGCACGCCATATTTTCGCCG